GTGGTCGAACACCAGTCGTTGGGTTCCTTCGAACGCCCCACTTTTGTCCTTTAACACCATGATGATCAAGAAACTCTTGAATATTATCCACCTGCTTCCTCCTCTAGAATCACATCTTCTCGGAAAATATTAAGTCGCCACTCGTATTCTTTTACTTGATCATTAGCTGCTTGAAGGAGGAACGAGGTACTTGGTGGATCAAAAAGAACCCTAACTTTTAGATAAACGTATGTTTTTACTAGATGCAGTTGGTTCGGTGGCACGCCGGTAAAATCATCCCATACAGCTTCTTCGTCTTCGATAGAGAAGCCTTCTACTGGACCAACGCCCAATTGATTAAGGAGGGAGAAAGCCGCATTAATATGGGTCATCACATCCAAATCAAAAGGAGTGTAATCGGCCTCAAGACCCAGAATTTTCTTTGTGCTTGTTAGAATGCTTTCTTCCATGGTTCACCTCCTACTGATTCATGATCTTAGCGACTTCTTCCTGAACGACCTTCGGATCCCACCCAGCGTCTTCAAGACGGCGTTGGCGAACTTGTCCTCTACCCCAATGACCAGCAATAACTTCTAATGCAACTTCATGTACAGCAGCTGAAAGCGGAGGGTCGGCCACATCTACATCAACATTCGGCTCATTAACTTCTACGGGAGTCTCTTCATCAGGCATTTTAATCCTTTCGTTACCAAAGCTTAGTGTCGTTCGGAGATCTCGCCACAACTATCTTTGGATATGCTGCTTCTTGTCCAAAATGTATGGCGTTATGCGTTCTTTTTGTAGTAGTTATCAAGTATTCCGGATCAAATATCCACTCTTCTCCATGAATAATGTCTTCAAGGACAATGGGATTCATATGATGAATAAGTAATTCTACGTTAATTTCATACCCAGAAATACCTAGATCACATCCGTTATCACGGTATATGACCTCACTTCTAACGTTTTTCCACTGATATGACGTATAAAAACTCTGATTAACATACCGATCAAAACCAAAAGTAGAAGAACCAACGTGTCCATCTAACTTTAAATACTCAAATCTATCTTCAAAGGACAAAAACCTACTTAGTTCGGAATATGTTCTAATCCTCATAATCACCGCCTACGTCGTCTTCAATTTCACGACCAGCATACAAACGCATAGCATTCAATGCTGTTTCGTACAGTTCTTCAACTCTCTTAGCGGAGGCCATCATCTCCACCTTAGAATCAAGAAGAAGGTTCTCTCTGCGAAGACGTTCTTGTTCGAGACGCTCTCTTGTAGAACCAAGTTTAAGATAATGAGTAATAACCTGTGATGACGCCGTGCCTGCTTCTAGTTGCTTCTCGGCCAAATCGATAGCAAGAGAGACCAACTGGTTTTCTCTGCCATCTTCTGTTACGGCAGGTTGTCTCTTTATGCGTTTATTAGCCATTGGCCTCCTTTCTTTAATCGTTACTAACAAGCGCCCCTTCGATGTCCCAGGCAAACACCATGCCGCCCTCGACTTGAAAATCAACTAATGTCATGCTATTATCATAAAGAACAAAGTCGTTTTCATCGAGGTCAAAAACCCACCAACCATAATTAGTAATGCTCTCAGCAATCCATCGAGCCTTGAAGCGGCGTTGACCGTCGAAAGTAACACAAAAGAATCCTGGACTCAAACCATTAGATGCAGAAAAAACAACTCCATCTAGAACAATAGGAAAACCATTAGTACCAGTGTCTTCAGTAACACAATGGCCATAACCAGTGACGACCTTCATAGTTTCATTATCAGACGCATAGTTAATTGATCGATTATGGAAATCAGAAACGGCCAGCACAACGCCGTTTTGTTTGATAGGCGAAGTACTTGTAGAAACAGTGTTGAAATACACCGCAAGATCTGCAGTTCCGCCTCCGCCACCAGCGCCAGGAGGTCCAGCAGGTCCTTGTGGTCCAGCATCAATAATTGAAATCGCTCCCGAAGTAGGTTCTACATTAATAACTTGTGTTCGAGAAATAACATTGATCTCATCAGTCATTCTGTCACCGTCCCTCTGAAAAGAACTTCCAAAGGTTTGTCGAATACAGGAAGAGGCTCACCATCACTCACCCTTTTAAGGTCCATATAACCAGTATTAACTGAGATGTCACTAAGCACAGAGTTATCAAGAGTTAAAACAAGAATACCATCAGTTCCATCAGTCTCAAAAGTTACAACCCATGTGGCAAGTAATGAGGCCTCAACAGTAGGTTTTGATCGAATCTCACTAGTAATTGTGTCTGAAGAAACATCATAGCCCATGTCAACTCTAATAACATTAGTTCTGTTTTTATGAACAATAACCTGATTACTCATTTATCACCTCCAGGATCATCTTTTCCTTTGTATAGTTGGTCTTTCAAATACCAAAAGGCCTCTGGTACTGTAAACAACCCCATCATTAACAACCCAATGGATATAGCAGCAAGACGAGGACACTCATTCATTATCGCCGCAACAACAATCAATAAACCAACTATAAAAGACGTTGTTTTTTGAAAGACCTCTAACATGACCTCCTCTATTCACTCAAACGAAAGTTGGTCCTGTAGCCCATCCAACTAAGGCGTATCTTACACCTCGTTTAATTCTGACAACCTCATGTCTAAGAAAAGACGGCCAAACACACAGGACTCCTGGTGTTCTTGTAACTGGTCCCCCATAGAAAGAAAGATCGCCATCCTCGAAATCGTCAGAAAGCAACATACTGAAGGCCAATTTTCGTCTTGGGTGAACAGCCCCAAGATCAACGTGCTCAACAAAATGATCGTTAGGAGCAGTGTATCTCAAGATTCGAAACGGCTCTTCCCAACTATCAACTCTAAAACGATACACTTGTTCGTTGACATCAAAAACAGCTCGTTTGATTTTGTGATTAAGTATAGGATCTACAATTGGTTGTTCGTGACGGCTCTTATGATAAAGATCTACATACCTCTCAGTGCCACCAGCCAACATCTGAGCCGACGTAGCATCCTGACGGGTAGAAACTTCCCAACAATCATTCTGATAATCATTGATTACTATTTCACATTCTTCACGACTAAGTAGAGAAAGCGTAGAAACGTCGGAAATACGACGATTCTCAGTCACCATTATTATCCCACTCCGTCGATGTTGTTGTGATTGCCCTCGGGGGAATAACATACTGACATAGAATGTCGACAGTACCCTCAGATAGAATCATTTCGTTTCCAGCAGACACATAACTAGTACTTGCTGGAAGTTGTTGATCTTGCGCAATAAGTGTTCCGTATTCTTCTCTTCCTGATTGAGCAGCTTGTAGTTGATAAATAGTGTCAGGCTCTTCTCCAGCCTGGACCATAGATCCAATATAAAACACATTAAGATTACCAACCCCACTTATAAGGTTGTCGATCATCATAGGAAAAATTGCAAAAGCAACGGCGCCACTCATGTTTTCATTATCGGGATCGACCACAAAATCTTCAATAACAACAGCAATAAATTTTTCAATAATAGCACCATAAGGAACTGATGAGAGGTCCAAATAAAACCCCATTACTCCAGGAGATCCCTCGACCATGACAGCGGTCTGCACAAGCATGTTATCAGTAGTGCTAACAGATTGCATATCACCGTATTTAAATCCACTTCCAGTTACAGTCCAAGTCACATCGTCGGAAGCTGCTCCGGTCCAATCATCTCCGGTAACATTCACGGTTGCGTCTGGACCCCACTCAGCTTGATCGAAGCATTCTTGAAATGCTGCTTCAATGTCTGATGAAGTAATAACTCCATTGAGCATCAATGGAGTAATGCTCATGTTTTGATTATCACTATAGTCTGTGGTCCTAATATAAACACACGTTTCTTCGGTTGGTGTGTCTCCACCACGAGCAATACTCATTTCACTTTCAAAAGAACCAAATTCTTTTAGAACTACTTCATCATCAGTAGGACGCCATGTAGCAACAGCAGACAATCCAGTCGGTGAGCTTCCACCACTCACCTCAAGATCATCTAAAACTTTAATAACAAGATCTTCGTG